ATGAAGCCGAAAAATCAGAATTAAAAGAGGTTGAAGATAGTAGAATAAAGAATCTTGAATCTTATAAAAAGCTTCAAACTTCACTATATGAAGCTAATAGGGATGGATTAAAGAAAAGACTTCAAGATGAGCTTAGTTATTTAGATGATGTAATAGCAAGCTACGGTAAAAATTCTGATGAATACAAAAAACAGCATGGAATAGTTGCAGGTCTTCAAAACGATTTAACAAAATCAACTCTTGATACAGCTAAATCTTTTGCTTCACTTGCCAATGAACTAGGTAGTTTATTATCTGAAATTGGGGGTGCTTTTGGTCAAATTGGTGGATTGCTTTCTGGGGTATCTAGTTCAGTCGATAAGATTGCTGTAAGTTTTGACAAAACTGCTTCAAAAACTGATGTAATTACTGCTGGTATTAGTGGGATAATTGACCTTACTAATATGCTAGTTTCTGCTTCAAATGAAAGAAATAAGGCAGAAAAAGAATATCAGCTAAATGTTTTATCATTTGAGAAAAACTATTCATTAGCACTTAACGAAAGATTGGGGCTTATGGCTCAATCAGAAGAGAGTGTTTTTGTAAAGAACTTTCAAGGAAGATTAGCCGACTCTTTCAAAATGTTTAATGATTCTTCTAGTAAATACAAGCAGGCACTAGATGAATTAAGTAAAGGGCAGGCAAAAATTGGACAGCAAAATAATATTTCTGGTGCAAATATTGGAAAAGGAGTAGGTTCTGGTGCGGCTGTAGGTGCGGCAATAGGAGCAATAGCAGGAGGTGGAATATTGTCTATTCCAGCAGCGGCAGCAGGTGCAATAATTGGGGGTATAGTTGGTGGCTTAGCTGGATTATTCGGAGGTAAGAAAAAAGAAGATAGCTATGGAGCTTTGTTGATGATTTACCCTGACTTAATCAAAACAGCATCAAACGGTCAGAAAGTTTTCAACAAAGAATTAGCTCAAACATTAATCACTAATAATCAAGTTGATGATACAACTAAAATTCTTTTGCAAAGCACAATTGATTGGACTAATCAGATGGAAAAAGCTAAAGAAGCAGTCAAGTCTATTATTTCAGAATTGGCTGGAAATTTAGGAAATTCACTACGTGATTCATTGGTTACTGCATTCAAAGATGGAACAGATGCGGCTAAAGCTTTTGGCAGTTCGGTAAGTGCAGTATTAGAGGATATTTTAAGTCAATTAATCTTTAATCAAGTATTTTCTAACGCTTTTCAGACTTTGGAAGACCAATTAACCGCAAGTTCTGACTTAATAAATGGTGGTGATAATAACTGGATAGATGATTTTGGAAGATTCTTTGAGCAAGCGGATGGATTGTGGAATCAATTCTATGAAGGTTTGGCATCCGCACAACAATCGGCTAGTATGTACGGATTAAATGTATTTCAAAAGTCACCCACTGGAGCAACTTCAAATAGTGCGTTATCAACAGCAATTAAGGGAATGTCTCAGGAGTCTGCAAGTATTATAGCAGGACAATTCAATGTAATTAGGATAAATTCAGCATCACAAGTGGCACTAACAAGAGAGGGCAATGCTCATTTGTCACAGATTAGCAAATATTCAATTCAATACTTGCCTTACTTGAAGGACATACACGATAAATTAAATAATATGAGTAGTGCAGATTCAATTCTACGTTCAAAAGGAATAGGAGGTTAAAACATGGCAGAACTAATACAATTAGTTCCTTTCGACGAAACGAGCGGGACTACAGCACAAGATTTTAGCGGAAATGGAAATTCACTTACTATACAAGAGGGTGAATGGGTAAAAGGAAAATTGAATAATTGCATTTATTTGTCAGAAGAAAATTCAAAAGCTGAATTATTGGGTGAAGTTTTAATAGATTTCAATTTTGATTTTACTATTTCCTTTTGGATTAAATGTGAAGGAACTATAAGTTCATCATGGATTATCTTAATGTTTGAAGATGATAATTTCATTTACGTAAACATTAATTCTAATCTATCAAAATGGACTTATCTTTGCCTAATTCAGGAAAACGACTCATTGATTTTCTATAAAAATGGAGAAAAAAAAGTAATTGAAAACTATGATTTATCTTGGGGTAAACCTATTTATTTTAATATACTTAATGATAATGAGGTTTTTACAATTACATATTTAGACGAATTAAGCATTTATAGAGGAGTAAACATAGATTCAATTAAGCCAAAACAAGATAGCATGACTATAGAATATAAAATAAATTACGTTGATTTTAAGGATTATTCTGTTTCTGTTAGAAAAGGGGATGGATTTTTTGATGCCTTAAAAATGAAAGAACCCTTTAAAGTGGATTGGGCTGATGAACATGGTGAAGTATTAGACTTAACAGAAGTTAGATATGAACCAAGGACAATAACACTTGATTGCTTTATCCACGGAACAACAAAAGATGTTTTTGACGAAAAAGTAAAAGGATTCTTAGATAAATTTTATGGTTCAGGAACAAAAAGACTTCACATCAATACGGGTAGCATTGACTATGTATATGAGGTTTATCTTCGTGATGGCTCTAATGTGAAAAAGAAATGGAGAGATTCCGACATGATAGGGGAATTTACTTTGACATTGGTTGAACCACAACCAATCAAAAGAATTATCCACTTTATTAGAGCAGACGGTAACACAACGGCATCAATTACTTTAACTTGCCCAAGACCTTTAACGATTTATTGGGGAGACGGAACAATTACAGATAATGTAATGGGAACAAGTGTTACAAAAACTCATACTTATTCAGCAAACGGGTCAAAATTTATAATCTTAGCAGGTGTAATAGAAAAAGTTTCAAGTCTTACGACTAACGGAACATTGATGAATGGAGCAAATAGTTATTATTAATAGCAATGATTTGAGTGAGATGTTACTCAAATCATTATATCCTATCATATCAGTAGAAGAAGCAACACAAAACAAAGAACTTTTGGGGATTAATGAACTTAACTTAAAAGTTTATACTTCTGAAACTCTTAATTTATCAATTAAGGATTATTGCGTTTTGTTTGGTGAAAGATACACAATCAACAAATTGCCAAATCCAATAAAGAGAGGTGAAAGAAGATTTGAGTATAATATTACTTTTGAATCGGTTCAATATGACTTATTAAGATGCGTATTTCTTAACACGGATGTTTCAGGTTTTTCAAATAAACCAGACTTTACTTTAACAGGTGATTTAGAATTTTTTGCTGGTGTAATTATCAATAATGCAAACCGTGTTTTTAGTGGACAATGGTCACTAGGAAGTGTTGCAACTACTGGAGAAAAAACAATTTCATTCAATGAAGAATCAACTTTATCCGCACTTCAAAAGATATGTCAAGAGTTCGGTTTAGAATTTAAAATTAGCCAGACAGGAGTAAACAAAACATTGATTTTAGATACTTTTGGTTCGGTGATTGGCACAACTTTTAAATATGGACGAAACAAAGGGCTTTATGAGTTATCCAGACAAACAATCAATGATAAAACAGTAGTAAATAGACTTTATCTATATGGAGGAACTACAAATATACCATCTGATTATAGAGGTTTTAGCCAAAGATTGACCGTTGAAGGTGATTATATTCAAGACAATGATTCTATTTCAGCTTTTGGCATAATAGAAGGAGTAAAAACTTTTGAAGAAATATTTCCTAAAAGAATCGGAACTGTTACAAGCGTTACATCACTTGAATCTTTTATTGATTCTACAATGGACTTTGACGTAAACGCAAATCTTGTAGAAGGGTTAAATGCTAAGGTTACATTTATGTCAGGAGGATTAAGCGGATATTCTTTTGACCTTCAAAAAGTAAACGGATATGTAAACTCAACAAAAACATTTACCGTTATTCCTTTTCAAGATGAAAATGGTTTAAAGTTCCCGAATGTAGAAGCAGATACATTTCAATTTCAAGTAGGTGACAAATATTTCTTAGAAGCTATTTCTTTGCCTACAAGCTACATTACGGAAGCAGAATCAAAACTTGCTAGTGAAGGATTAATTTTTTTAAATCAAAACAAAGCACCACGAGTTCAGTACAACTTAACTTTTGACGAATTTTATTTCAAAGATTTATACTCAGAAACTGGAATTGTAAATGTTTTTGAGCTTGGTGATTATGTTCAAGTACAAGATACAGATTTAGGTATTGATTCAGCAATTAGAATAGTTGGCATAACAAGAGATGCCCTTTATCCATATCGCTACACGTTGAAACTTGCTGATTCTTACGAGATAACAATTATTGAAAAAATAATTAGTCAAGGCAAAGTACAAAGTCAGATAATCAAGCTTAATAAATTATACGATGCAACAAAAGCAAGATTAGGTTGGAGAAATACGCAAGAGTTGCTTAAAATGACATTCGACACTGATGGATATTTTGACATGGCTAATATTAGACCACTATCAGTTGAAACATCTATGTTGGTAGTTGGAGCAAAATCTCAGCAGTTTATTCTTCGTGTAATTATAGAGCCAAATTTTGAAGGTCAAAAAAATGTAATAAAGGTAAATTCTGGAATACTTGTTCATTATTTGATTCAAGAAACTATCTTAACTTGGCAAATAGCAGAACAAACAACTACTTTACCAGACGACAACGCAAGATACATATATGGTAAATGCAATAAAACTGATTTTAATGATGCCTTTATTATTTTTTCTACGGCACAAATCAAGCCTGATGATGATGCTACATATTATCATTTTTTAATAGGGGTTCTTCATTCTGTTTCTGAAAATGTTCGTTGGATTTCTTTAACTTATGGAGCAACCGCAATAAACGGGCGTTTCATAAAAACTGGTCGGATTCAAGATTTCAGCGGTGATACTTATTTCGACCTTGATACAGGAGAAATAAAAGGAAAGATTAGTTTCATAAATTCTGATGGGAATTATGTAGATTTAGACACTTTAAATCAAGAACTTATTGATTTTGTCGATAGTACTACTAACTTTATAGATAATATCTATCCAGACGAGCAAGTTATAGTTCAAGAACAAATTGACGGAAAGATTGAAGCATGGTTTCAAGATACAGACCCTAATACTTGGATAGAAGCAGATAGACCGAAACATGACGGTGATATGTGGTATCAATTAACAAACAAATTGTTATATAGATACAAATCAACTACTAATACATGGGAAAGAATAGAAGACCAAGATGCCATAGATGCGTATGAATTAGCTAGTCAAGCTCAGGACACGGCAGACGGAAAAAGAAGGGTATTTGTTGCAGAACCATACCCTCCTTATGATGTTGGAGATTTATGGACTGATGGAGAAGACTTACATAGATGTATTACTCAAAGATTAACAGGAACATATAACCCAGCTGATTGGAATCTTGCAACATATTATGATAATACAAAAACAGTAATTGATGGTGGAATTATAACCTCAGGAACGGTTCAGCTTGCTAGTGATGATATGAATATCAAGGCTGGCATTACTGGTCAAGGTACTACAGATTCAAGTGTTAGAATATGGGCTGGTAATTCTTATGAAAATAGAGCAATTGCACCATGTAGAATTTTACAAGACGGTTCGACTTATTTTAGAACTAAGTTGGTATTGACTAATGCTTCAAATGTTGAAGAAGCTGGTATTTGTGGTCATGATTCTATTATAGATACTGATACAGGTATTAGAGGATGGTTTGGGGAAACTTATGCAAATAGAAATACCGCACCATGCAGATTTTACGCTGACGGAACAATTATTGCAACAAAGGGAAAATTCGGGGTTTTTGAAATATTTGAACAAAGCTTAATTAATGATTTTGATTCACTTGCTCAAATTGTAGCAAGAAATGATACAGAAGACCAATTAACGGCAATTGGTACAGATGTTAGTTCTCCTTCTGATACTGAAAAGATTTCCGCAAGGTTTGAGCAAGGTTCATCAAATTCAGATGGTTGGAATATTGGCTCACAGCATAAGGCAAGTGGAAGTACAGTTAGAAATGTTGCTATTTACGCACCTAATGGAGAATCAATATTAAATGAAGCAACTTTAAATGGACACTCATCAAGAATTGAAACACTTGCTTCGAGTTCCAATGTTTCTGTAGATGTTTCAAAATTTGATGTAATAGAGTGTATTCCAACCGGTACTCCATGTGGGATAAATTTCACAGGAACAGTTTATAGCGGGAAAGAAGTTACAATCATAAATACAAACGATAGTACTCCAATGTATTTATATTCTACTGCAAGGGTAGGAACATTTGAAATTGCTGGTGGTGAGGTTTGTACGATGATTAGACAAAATGGGTACTGGTATATTAAAGCACGATACGATAACAATTTTTAATTATGCTACTAATAGGGGTTAATTCTAAAAAGAATTACAAAATAGAAAAATATGATAACGAGGTTGATTTGCCAGAAATTGGCACTTCAACTACTTGTTATTTTATTGAAAACTCAGGTAATCCATTCTTAAAATATTGGAATGGCATTGAGTACTTAAATTCTTCTGATAGAGAAGATGAGATAAATGCTGTTTCTGATTATTTTAGAGACTATTATGCTAAATATTCAGATATAGATACTTCAAAATACAATGGTTCAACAAGAGATATACTTGTTATAGAGGATGAGAACAATTCTTTGCAAGCTAGTTCTTATTTTTTCAATGGAGAACTTTTAATAAACATTCCAAAGTCAATATTAGACAGAATAGAAGCTTTAGAATATGTGCCACAAAGTATTACATCATTTACAAATAATGTAAACAATGTAGAAAAAGGTAGTACAGTAACATCTATTACATTTAGTTTTAGTTTTAACAAAACCCCTACAAGTGCATCAATTAATAATGGTATTGGAACAGTAACTGGTAGTAGTAAAACAGCAACAGTAAGTTTAACAAGTAGCACAACTTTTACTTTAACTGCAAGCGACGGAACAACAACAGTTACTGCTAATACTTCTGTAAATGTATTAAATAAAGCATACTGGGGGATTTCAGCTAATACTACTCTTAATAACAGTCAAGTATTGGCATTAGCTAATAATGATTTAACCTCTACTAAAAATAGAACCATAACACTAGATGGTGGAGGTGATTATATTTACTACTGCTATCCTGCTAGTTTTGGGGATGCTACATTTACAATAGGGGGACTTGGTGTAACTTTAATTAAAACAACATTAACAGTAACTAATGCGTTGGGGGATGCTACTTTATATAACATTTATAGAACATCCAGTGTTCAATTTGGAACTGGAATACAAATACAAATTTCATAGATTATGGCAGATAGAATAGGAGTTACTGGTATAACAGCACCAGTTGACACAAAGTCAGACGAAGACATATTTCCTACTGGTTTCCCAATAAGAATGTTCGGGGGATATAAAATTGTAGCAGACATAACAGAAAGAAATAACATTACTGCAGAAAGGAGAGAAGTTGGTAATTTAGTAAAAGTAGAAAGTGAAGGTATAACTTACAAGTTAGAAGGGGGAATAACAAACTCTAACTGGAAACCTTGTGCTATTGATTTTGAAATAGTTACTAATTTCTCGGATATTTCAAGTTCAACGAAAAAGAGAGAGATTTTAGTAACAAATGGTTCAGGAGGTTTTTCTGAAAGATGGGTACATGACGGAACAAGATTAAATCAATATTTATTACTATAAAAAATGGGAGCAACAAAAAGACAAAATAATTTTGGCATTAATACTCAATTGCCTTGGTATGATATTCAACAAGAAGGAAAGTTAAAATTTGATTCTAAAACTAATGCAGGATTGGGTCATGTATTAGCAGTAAAAACAATTTCACTTCATGCCACACAACCACGTTTAGTTGCTACTTTATTAATAGATGCTAGTGATACTGCAACAACCTATCGGATACCGAAAAACATTGGTTACCAAGTAGGAAATATTATAGGTTATTCACCTAATAGCAAAGGATACCCTATTACAAGTATTAATACAAGTGATGTTGCTTTTGATGTTATTACTTTGTCATTTACTTTAGGTATTAATATCTTAGCAGGGGATACTATTGAAAAAGTGTACTTTGATTATCCAATAGAGTACAATATAGGTACTTTAAAAGGTGGTTTATTTGAATCGGATAATTATAGTTTTTACGCAGGGAAAATATCAGTAAATTCTAGTATTGTATTACAAGTAGATAAAATTTTACAACAAGGTGAACAGCTACTTTTACAAAAAGGAACAAATGAAAAGAATGGTGATATTAACTATGTAGTATCTGGATATAAAATATCAGCAGATACAAACTTTGATGCTGAAAGAGTAATGTATTGCTTAGGGGATTCAATAGCTAATCTTTCTTCTTATGTAAATAGGTTTGGTGGACACATGCACTGGCAAGCAAGAACTGCACTTAATGCAATAAGAATTAATCCTTATGACAAAGGCTATGATTGTAGAATTGTATCTGATAGTATGTCAGGTAAAAATTCTACCGATTTAGTAAATGACCTAAAAGCTGGTATGAAAATTATCAGAAGAGCAAACCTTATTCTGTTTCAACACGGAATTAACGATGCTTATCAAGGTACTAGTGATGGAGCTTGGAATGCTAATTTAACTTATATGATTGCTTGGAGAGATGCAAATTATCCAGATGCCAAATTAGTTTTTGTTGGTGCAACACCGCTAAAAACAGGGGATACCTATTTAACAAGATTAGGTCAATTGAGAACAATTGAAGCAACTTATCATGACCCATCGAATAATGTTTACTATGTTAGTTTAGAAAGTGCTTATCCAGATGTGTCAAGTGGTTCTCCATATTTTACAGACAGTATTCATCCTAGTCAGTTGGGGCATGATGCTTGTGCAACAATTTTAAATCCATTTCTAGCAGGGATAGTTTAATTATGCCAAAATACTTTCAAAGAATACAGCCAGACATTAGTATAGTGTATGGCTAATTACAAAATGCCTAACCATGAAATATATTTTAATTTTATTAATTTTAAGTTTTGAATGTAAGAGTAGTAATTTTAATAAATTTTTCCCTCACTTGATAAGGAGTGAGGGAATATTATTCACCGTAACACAATATGACCGTGGAGGAGCAACAAAATTCGGGATAACTTATAATACTTATCGAAGATACTGTTACCAAAAATTACAAATTTGCGACAAAAACAACGATAAGATATTAAGTGCCATAGATTTGAGCATGACGACCATAAGAGACGTACAGCCGATTTATTACGAACTTTATTGGTCAAAAATGCAAGGGGATTTAATAGAAAATCAGGCGATTGCTGAAATTATTGTCGACATGAACATAAATTGCGGTTCTGGACAATACAACCGACACATTAAAGCGATACAGAAATTCGTTGGTGTAAAACAAGACGGAATTATGGGCAAGAATACAGCAAAATCCATTAATGCAACAAACTCAAAGATTCTTTACGAAAAAATTTACAATTACAGAAGCCGATACTACAAAGCCATAGGGGTCGGTAAACAATCGAAATTTCTGCGGGGATGGCTTAACCGCTTAAACAATTCAAAAAAAATCCATCAAAATGAGAAGTATATTTAATTTCATCGCATTAATTTTAGTTTCATTGTTCATTGAATCATGCTCAGAAACTACAG